ACTTGGTAACCCTGCGTGGAGTTTACGTCATCGCAAGACAGAGACGCAGCAATCCTAATGTCGCTTGCCTTCACGCCGTCCTCCTCGCTGGCAGCATCTCCACCACCTTGCTATTCGCGGGCCGCAAGCGCTCTGCGGAATCGCCGCCGCCGTAAGTGTCGATTGTAGTCCTGATCCTTGCATGGCGCATTAGACCGCGCTGTGTTTCCATGTCGATTCCCGAAGTGCGCAACATGGCGCGGTAGCTGTGCCGGAATGAATGCCATCCGAGGCCGTCGATGCCGATTCTCGCGCCAGCCGGTTGCAGGTATTCGCTGCGAAGATGGTCCCTATCCATCGGCAGCCCGGTGCGCTCCGAGCAAAATACCCACTTGCTCTTAAAAGTCTCGTGCGCCTTCCACGCCTTTAATGTCTCGATCAGACTGTCATGCAGCGGCAGTTTTGCCGCGGAGCTCGAGGTCTTCGTATCATTCGCCTTGCCGTGGACCATGGACCGCTGAATCTGGATGGTTTTGGCCTCAAAATCGAAGTCCTGCCACTGCAATCCCAGGCACTCCGAAATACGCAAGCCGAGCCCGGCGAGTACCTGAATGATAACCTTGGCCACTTCGGGAAGTTCGGGATCTTCGAGAAGCGCTGAATACTGCTCTGGCGTCAAAATCACCAGTTCTTTGGCCCTGGCGCCAGTGCCCTTCAAGCGAATCAGGTCGATTGGATTGCGCTCCACCTGCGCATTCCCCCAGAGCATCGCCTTTTCCATGAGTAGGTGCAGCAGATTCCTTACCTGCCCGCGGTAGAGAGCGGACACGGGCCTTGCAGGGCCGCCGGGATGCCGGCCAACAACCTGCAGGTCTTTGAGCCACTGCTCGGCTTCGAGCACCCGGCCGCAGAACGAGTCTATGCGTAGACTGCCCCACTTGCCCTCGATGCGCTTCATGATTGACCGATAAGAGTGCGCGGTCGTCTCGCGTTCGGGAGCCGCTTCCTTCCAGAACTTCGCTATGAGGTCAGCAATGGTGATGCACTCGACATTGGAGTTGGCGAGCTTGCGGTAGCGCTGTGCACGCTTTTCCGCCATGGCGCGCGTCGGGATTTCTTTGAGCGTGCCGAGCCATTCGGAGTGATGGATAGAGCCTTCTCTCCACCTGAAGCGCCAGGCGTCGCCGGACTTGCGGTGGATTCTTACGATGGAGCCTTGCTGAAATGAAGATCGCATTGCCGTTCCTTTCCTTACCGCTTGCTATTATGGACCACTCCGCTTGCTATTGCAAGAAAAAAGTTAAGCGGCGGGCGAGTCCCCTGAAACACCCTCCGCCCTCCCCGGCCATCCAATATACGGCTGTTTAGCCGGGAATCTCAGTCTGCGTTGATTTCGGCGATAGCCTCGGTCCAAAACTTGATCTTGAAATTCTGCTCGTCAAGCTGCCTCTGATAGCCAGCGATGATCGATTCGATCTCGCGGACGTTCTTGGCACTCTCGTCAAGCCGGTCCTGATACCGCTGCAGGAGTTTCGACACAGTTGTGCGGGTGCGCTTCTCGGTTTGGCTGCTGGGCGGTTCGCCGACTGGAACCGGTAGAGGGACTTGCTGCGGCGATTGTGTTGGCTTTGGTGCCGTGCTGTCGGCAAGGATTTGCGCTACGCGACCAGTTGCGGTTTCGACAACTTCTTGGTCAAGTTTGTCGGTATCAAAGGATGTTGCCCTGTTTGCCATGTTTGTTCTCCTCGTCTGGTTGTGGTGCGTAAAATTACCGTGCTTCCTGTAGTTCCGCGACCTTTTCCGCCACCTGCTGCAGCGTCATCGATGCGGCTAATGCGTCATCTGGCACTTCAATGTCGAAGTGTGCTTCGAGCTCCAGCGCAAACTCTACCAGTTCGATACTATCCAAATCCAGGTCTTCGACTAGCTTCGCCGTTGGTTCCAACTGTTCGGGTGAAATGCCGTAATCTTCCGTGAGAATTTCGCCGATGATCCGCATGATCTCGTCCATGGTTAGCTCCTTGCCAGGTTGATAAATCGTGTGAATTCCGGAATGAAGGCCAGTTTAACAATATTGGTGGGGCCTTCGCGGTTCTTAGCGACGATCACCTCGGCAATACCCTTGAGGTCTTGGTTGTCGCGATCATAATACTCGGGCCTGTGGATAAACCCAACGACATCAGCATCGGCTTCCTGAGCTCCCGATTCTCTTAAATCAGCCAGTGTCGGCCGCTTGTCCTGCCTTTGCTCTGCCGATCGCGCAACCTGGGACAGAGCCACCACCGGCACGTCAAGTTCTTTCGCCATTGCCTTTAATCCGCGCGAAATCTCTGCGACTTCTACCTGCCTGTTTTCGTAGCGCCGATTGCCGCCTCTGCACATCTGCAGGTAATCGACTCCCACAAGATCAAGCCTCGCCTTGCGCTGTTTCAACCGGCGCGCCTTTGCCCTCATCTGCGTTACAGTCAGCGATGGGCTGTCGTCAATGTAGATTTGTGATTCGACCAGTTTAGCCAGCGCCTCAGTCAACTTTTCATGTTCCGTCCTGCTTAGATACATCCCGGTTGTCGCCCGACGCACGTCAACACGGGCAAGGCCGGCGAGGAGTCTGCGCTCAAGTGATGTGCGCGACATTTCCAAACTGAATATCGCTGCTACCTTGTCAGAGCCGACGCAGACATTTTCGGCCAAATTCAGGAGCCAGGCGCTTTTCCCTTGACTTGGGCGCGCCGCCATCAGGAACAGTTCCTGTTTCTTGAGCCCACCTATCAATGAATCAAGGTCCAGAAAACCAGTCTGCAGCCCTGGTATGACGTCTGGATCCGTGATGGGCTTCATGTAGGGATCGGGGCCGCCGGCAGACTCAACGGAATCGGCTACGGTTCGCAGTTTCCCTGTATTCGCGTCCTGTGCAATTTCGAGGAGTTCGCCTTCCGCAAATTCGAGCACTCCAAGCGCATCCTCATTCTGGTCGGCAGCGCGCGCAATGGCTGCCGAGCACACGCCCATCATCCGGCGCAGCATCGACTTGTCCTTGCATATCCGGATGTAGTCGCCGATCACCGGGCGCCGCGGTAAACCTTCTGTGAGACTGGCAAGGTATGCGACACCGCCGATAGCCTCGACTTCCTTGTACCGGTTCAATTCTTCGACCAGCGTTACAATGTCAACCGCCTTCCCCGCGTCAATCAATTCGGACATACGGAGGAAGATGCGGCGATGGCTGTCAAGGAAGAAATCGTCGGCTTTGATGACCTCGGCGGCCTCGGAAAACGCGGCGTTGTCAAGCAGGATACTCCCTAAAATCGTGCGCTCACTATCGACACTCGCCGGCAATGGAACATCGTTTGACGATCCGTACATATCGACTCTTGGCCGATCATCAAGCAATGGCGCAGGATCATCGTCCGGCGGCGGCTCGGGCGCGGTTTCGGACATTGCGAATTCGGAGAGATCGGCCAAGGGCTTTCCTTAAAAGAGTCCAAGTTTGGCAAATTCTCTGCGTGCGAATTCGGCTGTTTTTGGATCCATACTCGCAAGCAGTTTGTGCCGGTTATTGGACTGTTCAATCTTCCTATTAAGATCGCGATCTTTATATGGACTACGCCGCCGCAAATCGTCGATTGTTTTGATTGCGCCGCTACGACTACGCTTCATTTTGTCACGTGGCATAATGCTCCTTTCCTATCCGATCTTTGTGTGGACGTGCTGCCCTTTGATGTTGTTGTGCAGGTATTTGCCTGCGCTGTCTGCCTGAGTGAAACCGTCCGCCTTCTCCACGGAAACCCCTTGATAGGAGTACGACCCTCCGTTATTGAAGTGGACAATGAGTTCTTGCGTGTCCGCATCGTGGAGTACGGCCTTGATGTTGCTGCTTAGAACGATTGGAATGTCTCTGAATGCCATTTCACGCCTCCTGTAAAACTCTAACTTCGCAAGCCTGGGTTTTCCCTTTCGGCCCAATTTCGACCTCGTAGGATACCTTTTGCCCAGTCTTGAGACTCTTGTACCCGTCCATATCAATGCAACTGAAATGGACAAATACGTCTTTGCTCCCGTCATTCGGAGAGATAAATCCGAAGCCCTTCGCGGCGGAAAATTGGGCCACTGTTCCTGTGTGCATGACTGTCCTTTCTCAACCCAAATAGCGATATGTGTTCCTGTAGATGACGCCATTGATTGTGTTATGGTTGGCTTTATAAATCTCACTCAAACGACGAGCATCCATGCCCTCAACGTCGTGAAGTCTCCTGATTTCGATAACTTGCTCTGGATCAAAAAGTCCACCGTTTCTCTTTCCTCTAGCGAACCTGCTCTTCTTAAGAGCATCAGCAATATTGTCGTCGTGATTCCCAAGAAACAAATGTGACGGATTAACACATGGAGGGTTGTCGCACCTGTGAAGAACCCATAGGCCCATTGGAATCTCGCCATGATGTAAAATCCAAGAAACACGGTGAGCTTTCTCGATCCGCATCTGGCGAATTATTCCGGTGGGCACCCCAATGGTCCCATAACCATCGGAAGTGAATCCTGTCCATAGCCAACATTTTCCCAACTCAGGTCGTATGGTCGGGCCATTTTTTTCGACCTTTCTCCAAAAGCGAATTTCAATGGGTGCTACTCTTAGGCATGAATTGTGGCCAGGGATAAATTTCTGTGGATACCCACGCACTTTACCGCGAGAAGAATATGAGTGTGCTGCGATCGAGGTCATCCCTTTGCATCCACAGTGACATTCTCCGAAGGGAATAGGGCAATCAGGGTTCCGGCAGATACAAAGCCCAGGTGGTAAAGTATGTCT